CCAGAAATGAAAAAGACCTTACGATCAACAGCTTCTTTTGATATAAGATCATATAGAGTTTTGCCGTGTTTTTCGACAAACTGAAACAGTAACAGAGTGTTACCATTCAAGGAAAGAGCAAGATTCTTGATGAATCTGTTGCGAGCTTCGTTTCTTACAATAAAGTCTATCTCGGTTTGATAGTCAGTTCCAGTCATAAGTTTTCTTACGTCTTCTGGATATTTGAGAACGATAGCCTTGATGCTGAAATCAGCTAGATGTTTTTGTTCAATCAGATCGGCAGTTGTTGTAATTTTACGAACTGCGCCAAACAAACCTTCAAGTACGAGCTTGTGGGTTTGAGTGCCGTCAAGAGTTCCGGTGAACCCGAATCTGTATTTACAACCAGTCATTTTGCTCATGATGGTTGAAAGAGACTTGGCTTTGAACAGATGCGCCTCGTCACCAATAACAACATCGAACTGATCGAACCACTTCTTCGGCTGTTTGTAGATTGACTGCCAGGTTGAAATGACGAAACGTTTGTTTGATTCTTTTTCTTCGCCAGACATTATCTTATGAGTCATTCCCTTCGGTAGACCATAATCTTCAAAGTCCGAAGCCATCTGATGAACCAGAGACGTTGTTGGAACGATTACCAGAGTTTTTGTTTGATACCAACAAGCAAGAAGGTAAATGATAAATGACTTACCAGAACCAGTCGGAGACAGTAGAACGCCTCTACGTTTTCTTACTGCATGCACGAACGCATCAATCTGATAGTCTCTAGGCTGATGTTTCGGTTGTAGTTTCTCTATGAATTGTTTTGCTTCAATGAGAGAGAATTCTGTATCAGAGAACGGACCTTCGTATTCTATCTCGTAATTTCTGCTCTTGCAGAACTGCTCTAGATGATGATTCAATCCTGCGTAAAGTAACGAAACAAGTGGATTGAAGAGTCTAATCTTTCCGTCCCAGACTTTGTTTCTGAAAGATGGCATAAACTTAGCGCCAGGTACTTCAAACGTGAAATGGTCCGCTAACTCCATGGCTAACCCGGAGTCGCAGACTATCTTGTTGTATACTTCATCGTAACGTGTCACTCTTATAATATCAGTCATCAACCACCCATTGTAAACTTCGTAAACTCAATAGCGTTCTTGATTATATAGCCTCTGGTTTGAAACGACTTGATGATGGACTCTAGGAATTCAATCTTCTCTTGCTGCATACCAATCTTCAGCGAAAGATCGATTATGTCCTGGTCGCCTTCCATGTATAGAGGAATATCAGCCTTCAGGATCAATCCTCGCGCTGGCATGCGCCAGCCTTTTTCTTTCGTCTCTTCGGTTGGACCCTGAGTGTAAAACTCATGCTTCTCGAGCTTCAACTTCTTCATATCAGACTCGAGTTTTCTGAGGATCACTTTCTCGCCAACGTAGATAGTATAGTATTTGTGATGGAGCTTGGGAATCTTTAGGCTCTCATCAGCAAGTTCTGTTCTATCAATAACGCTGTCTTTTTCCCAAGAAGCAAAAACGTCTTCAAACTTCATCATTACACCTTGCTATATCAAAGCTTTATATTACTATAGAAGGTGACAAAAGTCAAGCAATAACTTTAGAAATTTCGTATTTTGTGTACTTGAAAGATGCCGAAGCTTCTACGTAAGCAACGTCTTCATTCGTTGTATTCATTTCAAACCCTGATAATCCGGTCGGGAAACAATCTTCAAAAACAATTTCGTAGTTGGGTCTTTTGGCGCTTGACAGAATAGTCAAAGAAATTTCAGACGTTGTAGATTCACCGGTGATTTTTGATTTTGCAACTAAATTCGCATACGCACTGTAAGATTGTTGACCGACTGCTCTTATCCAGTTATCGATCTCGAGATAGTTTTGCATATCTTCATCAACTCTGAAAGTTATAGAAAGATCCCCGAACTCCAAGTGATCACCAAACTGAGGAATGCGAATCAGAGGAGTTGGAATGTTAAATGCCGGCAATGTAAGCTCTGGCAGTGTAACTTTCTGTACGAAAAAATTGATAGTTGGCGCTCTCTTCATAATGAACTTGAAATTGAG